ATAGAAAAATATCACCAAAAAGTAATACGTATCCTTCGTATTGTAGGAGAAAAGTGTATCAATGAAGCTCGTGAATATGGAAGCTATCAAGACCAAACAGGTAACCTCCGTTCATCCATTGGGTACATTGTCTTGAAAGACGGCAAACCTATTGAAAAGGGAGGGTTTGCCCCTACTGAAAGAGGAACAAAGAAAGGAAAAGACGGACAAAAAGAGGGTGAAGCGTTCATCAATAAAGTAATATCTCAATATCCAAGTGGTTTCGTATTAGTAGTAGTAGCAGGAATGAAGTATGCAAGCTATGTAGAAGCTCGTAATTACAATGTACTTTCATCATCTGAATTATTAGCCGAAAAAGAAGTTCCAAAACTATTAAAAGCATTATCGCAATGAAAAAAATAACATCACAAATAGAAAATGAAAAAAACAGCCTCACAAATAGAAAGCGATGTTTACAAGTATTTCAAGGACAAGATAAATCCCCTTATAAATGGTCAGACATACAGATTGGGGGTGCGTCCGTTGAACTCACAGAAAGAGGATTGTGTAATAGCGTTCCTTACGGGCTTAGATGGTCAGTATCAAACAGGGGTAATTAACATCAATGTCTTTGTCCCTATGGTCAAAAATAACGATAATCAGTATAGGAAAAACTTTGTACGTTGTGAAGCTATTGAGGGTGCTTTAATGCCTATCATTGAAGAATCTAAAACAGCCTTACACAATTACAAGTTACAACTTCATCAGATGATACAAACCTTTGAGGACACGGATATAAAGCAGTTTTTCATCAACGCAAAAGTAAAATTTAGGTATAACACATTTAATAATTAAAGATTATGGCATACGTAGATAACAACGCCACCGCTTGGGGCGAAATAGAATTTAAGTTTGGTGCGCCAGGAGCAGGTGGCGCTATGGGTACTGTCCTTAAGACATTAGGAATTGTAAAAGAAGGCAGTTACAGTATAGACAAAGAAGATGGTAAGGAGTACAAGTACACCGCTATTGGTGGAAAAGTCATTGACCAAATGAAAGGAGAACCCACTTACAAGTTTAAATGTACTGTAAAAAACTTTAGTAAGGCACTACTTTCTGAGATTTGGGATATTGAAGAAGTAGGAGACAAACTCGTTATGAAGTCTTTTGTTTCTAAAAAGAAATTTTCAGCATCTATTATTCCTAAAGTGTCAGGAGCTGAAAAAGTAGATATATTCTACTGTTCTATGACTGGAACACTTACTTATGACGAAGAAAGTGGTTACAATATAGATATTGAAATCACTCCTATTGACGGAGGTAAGGGATATTTCTCAATTGAAAAAGTAGCGTAACCTATGGAAGAGCAAGTAGCACAAACCCTACTTGAAGAACCTACAATAGTAACCATTGGGGGCGAAGCGTATAAAGTCGCTCCGCCCTCTATTTTTACACTCGTAAGGGCTTCAAAGTACATCAGCAAAATACCCACCGACACCATTAGTGAGGGGAATATATTCGGTTCAATTATACACAATGCTGAAGAGTATGAGAATATAGCTTGGGCTATATCAGTAATTGTATTAGGAGATGATTTTACCGAAGTAGAAACTTATCCTAAGTGGCAATTTTGGTGTAAAAACAAAAACATAACTAAAGGCGAAATACTCGCCAAAAAGCTAATGAAAGCCCCTATTACAGAAGTAACAGATGCTTTTTTTAAAGTGTTAGGGCTAATAGATATACGCGCTTTTTTTGTCATTACCACTTCCCTCAAAGGAATGATGATAACCAAGCCGACGAAGGAAGTGGAGACCGAAACGACAGCATCTGGGGGCTTGTAGGCTCATTTGCTAAACAGTACAGGCTTCCTTTTGATTATGTACTGAAAAAAATGAGTTATGCGAATGTAATGCTTTATAGTGCTGTTATTCCATCTTATGATTATGACAAGGATAAAGACACTAAAAAAGCACCTCAAGAAGCAGAAAAACGTACCAATTATGGGGATTTTCTCAAAGGATTAAAACAATTCACTCAATAATGCGAGATTTACCTATAATCTCGCATTATTACTTAAAAAACTAAATAGTATGCAAACCAATGACGGAGCTTTATTATTCCAAGTAAGTGCCGACATATCTAATGCACAAAGAGATATTGAGGCTATTAAAAAGCAATTCGAGCAAATGACACGCAAAGCCGTTGAAGAGGGCAAAAAGCAAGCCGATGTATGGCAAAACCTCCTCAAAGGTGCAACTGCTTATTTTACACTACAAGGGGCGCAATCCTTCATTAGTCAAATGATAGCTGTACGTTCACAATTCCAACAGCTTGAAATATCTTTTGGGACTATGTTAAAGAGCAAGGAGAAAGCCAATGCCCTAATGGCACAAATGGCAGACCTTGCTGCTAAAACCCCTTTCGGATTAGAAGAAGTATCTGAAGGGGCTAAGCGTTTGCTTGCTTTTCAAGTGCCTGCAGAGGAAGTAACAGAAACACTTAGACGTATGGGCGATGTAGCCTCAGGATTAGGTGTGCCTATGGGGCAACTCATACACGTATATGGGCAAGTCAAGGCTCAAGGCAGATTAAAGACTGACGACTTGTATCAGTTTATGAATGCAGGTATTCCTATTATTGCTGAATTGAGTAAGGTTGTAGGTAAGAGCGAAACTGAAATAAAGAATATGGTTTCAGCGGGTAAAATAGGATTTCCTGAAGTACAAGCGGTTATAAAGAATATGACCAATGAGGGCGGGCTTTTCTTTAACCTAATGGCAGAACAAAGTAAATCATTAGGAGGACAAATATCCAACCTTAAAGATAACTTTGACCAAATGCTCAATGAGATAGGAAAATCAAGTGAGGGTATTGTTTCAGAAGCAATAAAAGGAGTGTCTTTTTTGGTAGAAAACTATCAAACATTAGGCAAAATTATAGCTGGGCTCATTGTTACTTATGGGACTTATAAGACGGCAATAATTGTGCATAATGCCCTTATAGCTCTGAATACTCAACTTACTAATGGCTGGACGATTGCTCAACTCGCACAATATAGAGGGCTTTTGTTGTTAGAAAAGGCTCAAAAACTTCTTAATGCTACTATGCTTGCTAATCCTTATGTATTGGTAGCTACTGCAGTAGTGGGGTTAGGTGTAGCACTTTGGACTCTAAAGGATAACACCAATTTAGCAAAAAAAGCACAAGAAGATTATAATAAGGAGAAAGAACAAATCATAGATAATGAAAAAGCTCATAAACAACGTATTGATGAGCTTATAGAAAGTGTCAATAATCAAGCATTAGCGGATACAGACAGGCAAAAGGCACTTATAGCTTTGCAAAAGGAATATCCAAAAATATTTGAAAAATATGACATTGAGACTTTAAAACTTGCTGATATACTCAAACTTAAAAAGGAGATAGCTAAAATAGATGAAGAAAAAGGTAAAGAGTCTCGAAAAAATAGCCAGCAGAGGTATAAGAATAATGCAGATACTTTATTAAAGATAGGTAAAGGAGAAATAAAAGGAGGTTTTGATGCTATAGTGAAAAATTCAGACCTTGATAAAGATATATCAAAAGCCTTTGGTAAGTATTGGCGTTATAATCCTATGTTGGATTTTAGAGAAATTTATCAATATTTTGTTGAAAAAGAGAAAGTCGCAAAGAATGATGTTAAGGGGGATGCTGTAGCTTCTTGGGCATCAAATCTTAAGAACCTATCAGAGGACCAGGTAAAGAAAGAATTAGAGCATAGACAGAAACTCATTGCGGACTTGCAAAAGCAAAAGAAAGCAGGTAACAAATGGGCTTCACACGGGGTTAATTTTGGAGGTGATTGGTTTGCTTTCAATGAAGAGGAACTACAAGCACAATCAAAGACCTTGCAGGCTCAATTAGACAAGCTCCACGAGCAGACCTATGAGTATAAAGACATTACTAAGGAATATACACAAGCCGTTAAGGACGCAGAGAAGGCTTTGGATAATATAAAGAACGGAGGACTAGGGAAACTCAAAAAAGAAGAATTTGCAAAAGCTATTAAAGAAGCTGAAGAAAATCTAAAAAATGCAAAGAAAACATTAGAGGATCACAAAACAAGTTTAAACAAAAAAGCCCCTGCAACCTCCAAAAAGGAAGCACTCCCAGAGTTCGATACAGAAAAAGCCCAAAGAGACCACCAGCGACAAATTCAAGATGACCTATTTAGACAAGAAGAGGCACGCATTAAGATAATGAAAGATGGGGCTGATAAACGCCTTGCTATTATACAATTGGAATACAAAAAACAAGAAGAAGAGATTAGGAGGCGTTCAGAAGACCTGTTAGCTACCTTTATTGAGACACAAAAAGCTGAAGCAGAAGCACAAGGTAAATGGAAAAAAGGACAAGACTTTGACACTAATACCGAAGCTATCAATGCCGAGAAAGCTCGCATTATTGAAAATGAAAAGGCACTTTTAGCTTCTAATGCTGAGTACCAACTCATCCAACAGGAACAATTATATAAAGACTTGTTAGAGAAGTACCAAACCTATACAGACCAACGTAAAGCTATTGAGGAGAAATATAATGCTGATATTACCGCTTTACAAGCTAAATTAGGTGCAGATGCTCCACAAGTGAAGAAAGCGCAAGACGAAAAAGCTCGTGAGCTTAAG